TGATAATGAAGAACTATCGGAGTCTCATCAGTTACTGTTATTTCAGTATATGTGTTTTGGAAATCAACATTCGTTTCATATAGGGTTGTCTTATCTGCTTCAAGATAAAACTTGAGAGGATGACTACCAGTATTATCGTGTACAAATCTATAAGTTCTTCCAGGTGTTAATGTAAGGAATGGAGATTCTACACCATTAATGTAATATGCTTGACCACTACCTTGACCTTGATATCTATGGTTAGATTTGGAAGCAACTGTTACTGTAAAACTAACCGTACTACCAAATGGTGCCTGTAAATAATCGAAATTAGCAAATGCCTTAGCACTAGATATTCCTGTTGCATTTACATTAGAACTGAATGTGGCAACACCGGCAACATTTAGATCATCTAATTGAGTATCTCCATCTACATCAAGAGTGCTATTAATATCAACAGCATTACTAAAGGTTGCAACACCAGCAACAACAACCTCATCTAAATCTGCTTGACCATCAACATCCAGTCCGGCATTTACATCGACAGCACTGCTAAATGTAGAAAGACCAGTAACACTTAGAGTGCTAGCAACATTCAGACTGGCAGGAACACCACCAGTTCCGGTGATCTCTAAATTTCCTAATGTGGCAGTTCCTTCTACAATTGCATCACCACGAACATCAAGAACCTTGGAAGGTTCAAAGGAAGTTGTGCCAATACCAGCACGACCAACTACCTCTAATACCTTTTTGTCCTCGGTACTTCCCTCTATACCAATTTTTTGCTGCTGTTGTCTGCCGCTAAGAAAACGAATTGGTGCTGCCATTTTACCTATTTAAAATATTAGAGATTTGATGTTTCCAGAACACTAGTAATAACTTTCAAAGTTGCGGTAGTGCTACCAACCATGGTCAATGTATCACCAGTTTCTACGACCAACTTTCCTGGAAGAAGATTGGCAGTGTCACTTGCGGGAATTGCCAAGTTCTTAACAATCTCCGTATCAGTTCCACTTCTGCGATGACCAAAACTGACAGTCTTAGTTACTGAGTCAGTGTTTGTCACCTGTGCTAAAAGAACAACACCTGTATATCCAGTTGGTGCTGTGTAAATTCCAACAGTATTGATACCAACAACATGTGTAATTGTCTGGAACTGGTTTACTGCTGCTGCTGCGACTGCCATTTGATTAATCTCCTCCTAATGCAAGAATGAATGGTGTTACTTGTGTGAATAAACTCTTAACATAAATGTCTCCGGATATTGTTCCGGTTGATTGATTGATTTGAACACCATCACCAATTCTGAAGTTGCCAGCTTGGTCGGTGCTCGTATAAACAACTCTTGCACCGTCAAGTTCAATTACTTCATTATCTTGAATAACAATTCCACCTCTCGATGGATATGCTAACTCGATAGTGTTTCCTGCACCAACATATTCGAATGAATGTGAACTTACGATTTGCAAACTTTGTCTAGCAAAGAATGCCGTTGATCCAACTCCAACTTCATTATTTAGATTCTGAACCAAAGTGATGGTTGAGATACCAGCAGATGGTTCTGTTGCCGAATTAACCTCATAATAAATTGGATCAAGAACTGCCGTTGCAGCAGCATCTGAACCACCGCCACCAGAGAAAGTAACTGCCGGAACAACTTCATACTGCGATCCCTGACTTGTCATGGTGACCGCAGTAACAACACCATTTTCAATAGTCGCAGTTGCAGTTGCACGAACGGCAACACCAGGTCCTGTGGGGGCAGCAACTGTTACTGTTGGTGCGGAAGTATATCCAGAACCACCATTCGTGATGTCAATCTTTCTGACAATATTATATTTCTTATCAAAGAAAATTGCCTGTCCATCATATGGTCTGTTGCTTCCAACACCACTAACAACAATCTGACTCTGACTTACTGCGGCAGTTGAAGTAACGATTCCTGTGTAACGGTCAGTGTTTTTAGTAGTTTCATCACCTCTTCCGATTCCAATAAGACCCTCTCTACCGAAAGAGGAATTAGAGTTTGTAAGGTCACATTGACCACCACCAGTAGCAGAGACTGCGATGTCATTACAAATGGTGAAGAGTGAAACTAATTGACAATAAGCACCGTTACTTACAGAAACTCCGATGCCGCCCTGATTATATTGTGTGTAAGAGTCTACGTTGAATGAACCCTGAACACCAATTCTGTTTATCTTATCTCCTTCATCAGCATTGAATCCATCAATTCTTGCTCCAATACTATCAGGAATAAAGTTAGTGCAGTTCCTAATGTAAGGACCTTTGGTAATGATGCCAGTTCCTTGCAGTGGACTCAGTGCTGCAGTCAGAATACCCGAGTTAGGAGAAGCTCCATCATTTCCTGGGAAGTTTGTGGTGAATCCTGTGGCTGCTGCAACTCCATTAATACCATTCTGAATAATACCAGTTACAATGCCGACACATACTGTAACTGCAGAAAGAACATTAGCACAATTGCCAATGTCAAATGATCCACCATCAGGTTGAATACTTAAATCCTTAACCTGAGTATAGCTTGTTTGATAGTTGCCACCACTTGTTTTTGAAAAACCAATATTATTAATACATGATCTGGCAATACCAACCGAGTAGTCCAGAGCAGCAATGTGTGTAGCACCGATTCCAGAAGTTAAATCATCACCAGTGAAGTATGATTGACCTGCACCGATACACTTGGAGTTTCCACCTCTCGTAATATCATGACAGACAGAACGCATTGCATGCTTGATATTAGTTCTGAATGCAGCATTATCTACGCTGATTGCAGGATTTTGATAGTCAGTGCTTTCAATATAACCAATAGTTTCATCCGCAATAAAATCAATGTTCTGACGGATGAGTCTGGCACCATCAAAGAATCTATCAGATGCTACTCCTACAAGTGGTCTATATGAAACAGCTGCTGAATTATTAGTTGCAGCAGTTCCAACAAAACTTAAGTCTGTCAGATGACATCCTTGACTAACATAAAATAAATCTTCGCCGCCGTTTTGTGGTGTTACAATACAGCGACGAAGTTCTGTTCCCTCAACAGATACATTGTCTGGTAAATTAATTGGATTATTTTCTACATACGTTCCTGGAAATACTTTAACAGTATCTCCCTCGGCAGCAGATGCTACTGCAGATTTGATTGTTGCTTTTGCATTACCCTCATTTAATCCATCATTATCATCATTACCATTCTCGGTAACAAATAAAGTCTTACCGGCAAAAGTTGTAGTTCCTGCTCCAACTTCTACAATTCTCGTGCCAACACCAACGCCACTCGTATCTTGTTTAAGGAATACTTTACCATCATTAAAGTTTACAGCTAATTCACCTAACTGTAAATCACCAGTCTGTGGTTTTTTGCCAGCAACAGCTGACCTCTTAATCCTAATAGGTGTTGCCATTCGAATATTCGGTATTTACCATAGATAGCAGTATTTACTGCCTGATTTATTTATAAAAAATTCAAGAGACCTTATTTGTTCTTGAACCATAGCGATAAAGACTGATAGGATCCTCTGGTTTCATCCAGTTTTTAATCCTCTCATATCTTTCAGCATCAAAAAACTCCTGTGAAAGATACCAACCTTCCATAGGAGTATGACTTTTATCTTGATTGCAATGATGACAGGCACACAGACAATTTTTAGTAAAATCTGTGCCTCCTTTTGCTCTCGGAACAATGTGGTCTATTGTAAGTTGATGTGTGGACCCACAATAAGCACACTCCCAATCCCATTCTTCCTTTATCTGTTGCCTCCATAATCTTTTTGCTTCTGAAGATTTTGATGTGTGGAGGTTAAAGACATAGGCTTGAAAAGAATTGTAGAGTGGCATAAGAACTTGCGTCTTACATTTATTTATTAACCAATATTAGATTTTATTGTTTCACAATCACGATCAAAAATTTCAAGACCTTTATCAGTCAAAATGTGGTCATACATCTGTTCAAATACACTGGGCGGCATGGTTACAACATTAGCACCATTATACCAAGACCTCACGGCACGTTGAACACTACGAATAGATGCAGAAAGAACTTGAGTGGGAGCACCTTGAATGCGATAGAGTTCAGAAATAGATCTTACAACCTCCAAACCTGCGATAGATTGATCATCAAGTCTACCCACAAAAGGAGAAACATAATATGCACCTGCACGAGCAGCAAGGATTGCCTGTGCAGCAGCAAAGATGAGAGTCACATTAACACGAATACCCTTATCAGTCAGTTTACTACATGCCATAAGTCCATCACGAGTCATGGGAACTTTAATGGTTGAGCAGAAACCAAACTTCTCAAATAAACGAACTCCCTCTTCAATCATCTCATCGGCACTACCAACAACCTCCATGCTGATGTCCCTAATGCCCATGTCTTTAATTTCTTGATAGACATCCTCAGGATCTCTACCACTTTTCATAATAAGAGTTGGGTTTGTTGTGATACCATCAATCAAACCAGTCTCATTATATTTTTGAATCAGTTCTGTGTCTGCCGTGTCCAGAAAAATTTTCATCTTAAAAATGCTTGTCAGTTTATATAGTGCGAGTAGGGAGACTTGAACTCCCACGACCTTAATGGTCAACAGATTTTAAGTCTGGTGCGTCTACCGATTCCGCCATACTCGCATGGCGTTACACTTATCCGTATGCTATGTGGGCGCTACACCCAGTATACTGACAGTTTGTAATGGAGCAAGAAGAAAGTGACCAACTCTCTAGATCACAGTGTGGTTAGCACCGTCGCGGGCGAGCTCATTCCCCGTCTCATGCTTCCTGTGAGGATCGAACTCACCTTAGGCAAATTATGAGTTTGCTGCATTCACCAGATTGCTAAGGAAGCAGATAGGACTACTGGGAATTGAACCCAGTTCACACCGTTATAAGCAGTGGGCATTAACCAATATGCGATAGTCCCGTAGATGAATTATTGTGCCTCATTGTTTGCATCCCTGTATATTCGTATGAGGTCATCATCTGCGGGCATCATCACTGCTGCTTTACCATCTTCTCTTACAATACCAATATGTTCTCCTTTTTCAACTCTCTCTATCAATTTGTCCCAATTCTTTTGAGCTTCATCAACACTGAACACATCCATTATTCTTCCTCCCCATCTTCACCCTTTTTTTTATTGAAACCAAATGGTCCGTCTTTTTCTTCCAGTGCAAGTTTCAGTGCAACAGCACCAACTGCTTCCATAACTTTGATAATCTCTTCGGGTTTTGCATCTTCACCAAGCTCTTTGGCGACATACCAATACTTAGGCCAGAATGTTTCACCTGCCTTTTGATAGTCTTCTAGAGTTAATAGTTTCATGATTGTTGGTCCCTCATATGATGAATTATATAAGACATTTGACTATTTGTCAATAAAGTATTTTTCAATAACTTCCAAACGCTCCTCCTCTTTTGCAATCAAATCAATTTGATCTTGAATAGCACCAAGAACATCGGGATGTTCACCAATACCAACAGGATTGGAAAGATAAACTTCAATGTTCATTTTTGATTTTTTAATGTTCCCAATGGCAAGTGCCTTGAGAGCATCCAACATTTCTCTTCTCATAATAGAATTGCTCCAATAATGAATCCTTTTGCAAATGCAAGACAAAGCATTTGATAATCAGTCAGGTTAAACTTATCCTGAAATCTGACTATCATTCTCTTATCCCATTCTTTTAATTTATTCAACCAGCGTACCATACATCCTCCTCATTCTACATGCACAGTGCCAATCATACCCGCACCTTTGTGTGGACCACACCAATAAGTGTAATCACCAGCATCAACAAATTTGATGTCTTGTGATTCACCAGGAGAAAACATTAAAGATTCTCTTGATAAGTCTGGACGACCCTCCACAATAATATTATGTGGAGGTAACATATTATTTTCAAAATGGACTGTTTCACCAGCAGAAATAGTAACTTCTGCAGGATCAAAAACTAAACTTCCGTTTGAACCCATCGTTACATCTACTGCCCATGCGGGAGCAGCAAGAAAAAGTGTAGCAACAAGTGCGAAAATAAACTTCATTGAGTTTACGCAACTGCTTTTATATAGCATGAAAAAGAACCACTTTAAGTATATTTTGTTAGGAAATCAAAGCGTGTCATGCTTCAACTTTCTGCTCTTTCTCCACCTTCTTTTCAACCTTTACTTCGACAGGAGCAACAGGGTCAGGAACTGGATAATATCTACGATATCTCACAGTTTCAAAGGTTTCAAATACTTCTTCAGGGTTACCATAGCAGGTTTTCTTTCGAACCTCTACAATCTCATCGTAAGGATCTGCTTTAACATCAGGCCATTGTTTATGTGCATTTTCAGTTACCTTACGACTGATTACCTCATAGTCAACACCATCGCCAGAAGTGGGCAAGACAGTTTCGACATACTCTTTCTTTTTAGCAGCCATGAAAAAGGGGGTTTAACACCCCCATATTATATCACCAGTAGAGCATTCCTGCAAGCATAATCAGGAAACATATGATCGTGAAGACTAGGAGACCACCTGCTCCTATCCATAACCATCTGGGTATGGTGTCCTCACCGTTTGGTTCGTGATGGTGGTCTGAATGGACAGTCATAGCATCCTGCTCCGCAACATCCTCTAGTTTTCATCGTACAATCTCTCTAGTTTTTCTCTTGAGAGATCAACGTACATTACCTCTTCACCAGCAGCAGGTGCTTCTGGATGTCTCTTTGTTTTGATAGGAGTATTCATCTCATTAATTGATTTGATGTTCGCCCACATCAAGGCGAAAGCACCACCACCAATAGCAAAAAGACAAGCGAGATAAAGGAATGGGATCACAAGGCATTACCTCTTGGTAATACTTCTTCTGGGAATACAAAGTCTTCATGTGGTTGGTCGGCAGGTGCCATCCAAGCACGAAGTCCTTCATTCAGAAGAATATTCTTGGTATAGAAAGTCTCAAACTC